CACGGGGTCCCTTTCTCGCCTTAGGCTGAGGAGCTTAAGACGTTTGCCTGGTCAGTGAGTGGAAGACCTATCCACTCATCCGTCTGATCAAGCGGGGAGCGGTTTTCACGTTGTCCACACGGGTTTCAACCCCTGTGCAATTCGTGACTACTGCTCCTGCCAGGTGACTGGCAAACTGAGCACGGCATTTGCCGTACATGTGAGTCTAACTTTCGAGAGACCCTTATGGCTAAAGTATGTGCGTTATTAAAATCCTTAAAAAAGATTGATGGCGTACATCGCCGCCTATGGAGCATGGACAATCCCCTAAGGGTTGATCCTAAACTCCTCTGGTGGTCGCTCTGGGGCGATTTCGAAGGTTTCCAAGACTCATTCGTCGACACGGAACCATTGTCACCTCTGGAAACCGTGCAAAAAAAGCACGATCTAGGGGAGGTTCTTTGCCATGACGACTACAGGCCCATTTTCTCGGGTCCAAAACTCCTACCCAACCTGGAGTAAACAACAGGAATGGTACCGGCAGGAAGCGCCTTACAAGGCACCACTTCCATACTGGATGCGGAGTGTGACAGCATCGAGGCCTTCGGATGAGAAGTACGGTCAGAACCACCAGGTGGCTGGCAATTATTCGTACGATCCGATTGACTCGTCTCCGGCATATGCGGAGGCTTATAACAAGGCTTACGCCAAGTTTAAAGCTGCGTGTGGAGAGGCGGCATCACTAGCCGTCAACGTTGCCGAGAGGAAGCAAGCTATGGATGCGATGACCAAGAGGGTCACGCAACTTGTCCGTTTTGCACGGGCGCTTAAACGCTTCGACTTTGGGGAGGCTGCCTCAGCCCTTGGGCTGCAGGTAATTACCCAGACACGCACGACTGTGAGGTTCAAGAGAACCAATAAGTCTAAGAATTCTTCTTGGGATCGGGCAGTTAGCAAAGCCCGTTCGAAACCATTGGTGGGGTCTGAAGATGCACCTGTCTCAGGACAGAGGCATAAAAAGACTTTTCCTAGGTATCGCCCTGAGGATGATTCTTGGGAGCTTCGCTTTAAAAGGCGCGCTTCTGCGTTCGGCAGCAACTATCTGGAGTTTCACTTCGGATGGGAGCCTTTGATGAAAGATGCTCAGGCCGCATTTAATCTGTTTACGGATCCAATGCGTGATCGGCTCGGTCTCAAGACGAAAGGTGCAGCGACTGCTGTCGCCCGTTCGTCCGGGGGTAATCCGGCCATCTGGTTCAATCTCTCGAACCAGTATTACTGGAAAAGCAGGGTCTCCATAAGAGGCCGTGTTAAAATCAGTAACCTGAATCTCTATCGTCTCGAACAGTTGGGACTGCTCAACCCACCTGTTTTATTATGGGAGTTAGTACCTTTCAGTTTTATTGCTGATTGGGTCTTTAATGTCGGCGAGTTCCTTGCCGGCTTTTCAGACTTCGTGGGATTAGCTATCGAGCATCCCGCAGTGACTCACTTCCTCACACATACCGACGATCGCTATTATAATTACTATGGCGATTTAAATCATAACTCCTTTATGGAGCACGTCTGTATGCGACGGAGTCTTGGGATTAGTGGCCCAATTCTTTCGTTACGGCCTTTAAAATGGCCTTCAGTGACGCGTGGCTTGACAGCCATTTCACTGCTAACGGGTTTATTCGGAACCGTTCAACTCCGAAGGTAGTCCTTTCATTGGATTAGAAAACATGCCTGATATGGCCGCTATTACCGTCAAGAAAAATGACGGCACCACCGATCAAGTCTGGACCAACGTCCAAGCTTCCGGTGGTGATCGCAGTCCCGCCACATGGCGGAATACCTCTGTGGGTACTGCCCCCACGTTCCACCCTGAGATGAATATGACGTCCCGGCCCAATGCCGAGAAGACTGTCAGACGCGTCGAAGGTACGGTGGACTGGAAGCAGTCGGCAGTAGGCACCGACGGGATCACGAGAAAAGTGAACGTCGCGCTCTTCAAATTCGACGTCGTGCTACCGCAAGGTATGCCGTCGACGGATTTGAACGAGTTCGCATCGCAAGCCACCAACCTGATAGCTTCGGTCCTATTCAAGGACAGCTTGAAGGCTGGTTTCGCCCCGCAGTAACGCGGCAGGCGACTCGTATGATCCCCGCCCTTTCACGTGAAGTGAAGGACGTGGCCCTCGCGCTCTGCGACGGCCTCTCCGGTGCCCTTTCGGAAAAGGTGAAAGCCTGTATTCTGGAAGGCCGTTGGGACGACCTCATCAAAATCGAGGTTGATCCCCGCAACTATTCTCATCCTGAGAGCTACTTTTCAGACGTAGCGTGTACTTCCTTCCTTAGGAAGTACGAGCCTCTTCCTACCACTGTCGACCGTAAAAAAGTCGCAGTGGATGGATTCTTTGAGGCCGAGATGTGTTGCTATCGAACCAACCAGCGTTTACAACCCTTCCTCGGGAACACTTATGGTGTCGAAGATGAAGCGATGATGGAGTTTATCCTCCTGATTCGGAAAGAAGTTGTAGACCTAATTGGGACAAGACCCCCCAGCTCTCCGGCTGGTATCCATAATCACGTACCATGGATGCGTTCGCCTTTCGAGGTGTCCGCTTTTATGGAGGGTGGTATGGGTGGGCGTTTTGGTCCGGGTTCGACCTACGGAGATAGGGGCGTCTTTACGACGATCCCCGATAAAATGTCATCAAGTCCCACGATCACTCGGGGAGCTTGGTCCTTCTTAGTGCCCTGGAGCGGAACGCTCTGGGCGAAGGCCGTAGCTTCTCGTGGAGAATCAATAGAGTTTGTGCGCGGTAATCGTTTCACAACGGTAACCAAGGATTGTACAAAGCACCGAGGCATCTGCATCGGTCCTAGTATCAATCTATTCTTCCAGCTCGCCTATGGCGAAGCTATGAAGGGGCGCCTTGAGTCAAAGGGTCTCAACCTTTTGACCGCACCGGACCTTCACAGGCTAGTTGCCTGCGAAGCCAGTATCACTGGAAAACGTGCGACTATTGACTTATCCCAAGCTAGTGATAACCAAGCATACAACCTGGTGAAGTTGGTGCTACCCCCGCAGTGGTTCGAACCACTGAATGACCTCCGAGAACCCACTACAGAAATTGAAGTGGACGGGATCATGAAGACAATAGTACTGGAGAAGTTCAGTGCTATGGGGAATGGTTACACATTCGAGCTGGAGACCGTCATCTTCATGGCGATCTGCAACGCGGTCTACCGATTGCATGGCCACAAGCCATTGCCTTCAAAGAACGTGTTTGTATTCGGTGACGACATCATTGTCAACACTGAACTAGCAGCGGATGTGATTGCTGCATTGCGATTCTTTGGATTCAAACCTAATGAGAAGAAAACCTTCTTAGCTGGTCCTTTCAGAGAGAGTTGCGGCGGTGACTACTTCGAGGGCGTGGACGTCCGTCCATACTTTTTGAAGGAGTTACCTAGTGAACCGCAACAGTTCATCGCAATGGCTAACGGGCTTAGGCGAATGGTTCGTGAGAACCACTTTGCTGGCGTCCGTGGCCGTGGTATTCATCGTGCTTGGTTCAGGGCTTTGGATGCTCTACCAAGTGACATCAAAAGGTGTCGAGGCCCAGAAAGCCTTGGAGACCTTGTCATCCACGATGAAACCGAGTTCTGGCAAACCAGAACCCGAAGCAGCATCCGGTACCTTAGAGTCTATCGTCCAGCTACTTTTAAACAAGTAAACTGGGATCACTTCGATAGTGAGGTACTTTTAGCTGGAGCCTGCTATGGAGTTCCGAGCAACGTCCCCTTAGGGAAACCTTGGGGAGGGGGATTCATCATCCCCCGCGACGGTGTTACGGGCTACAAGCAAGGCTGGGTGAGATACTCCTAGCGATAGGAGTTCTCTGTCAGGTTCGGTTAACCTGACACTTTTGCCCCTCCATTTGGGGGCTGGTTGGAGCGAATGCTCTAGAAAAGGTGAATGCTGCGAAGCTTC